TGATATTAGCGAGCCGATTCTTTTTCTTATGTTGGAGATACCGCATTCCCTTCTATTATTTCTTCGGCATAAACGCTGCTCATATCGTGGAATGGAGCTGGTACACAACTCAAGATATGATAGATTCATGCTTCACCGTCATGGTGGTAACGGCAATATTCTATCTGTACTCTTTTGTGGATTTGTTTATCAGTAAAACAAATTTAGGACGTAAAATCTGCGCATAAAGGCGATTTCTGAGAATTTTTCGTAAAAACAAAGGTAATATGGGAAAGATACTAAATTATAAGCTGCTCGGCACGGCTTTGAAGTCACTGAGTGATGCTTGCTTTAAGGCTGACGAGCAACAGAGAAATGGGGAGAAGGTCACCGCTTGCGGAATGAGCGATGAGGACTTGGATAGGTTATGTGACATTATTCCTGATATGCTCAATCCGATGCTATCTACCGAGGAAGTTAAGGAAAAGCTTCACGTTTCTGATGCAACATTGAATAGAATGGTAGCGAGAGGCGACATTCCTAACGGCGAGTGCAAGAGAAGAGGGCACAGCCGATATTGGAAGAAGTGGGATATACTACACTACATAAAAAGCAAGAGAAAATCATAACGTATAAGCCCTATCGCATCACGGATAAGCGAGTATGTATGAGTATTAAAGACTTTATGTTTTTTGCCTTGATTATAGTAGCTATACTAGTAATCATCAACTGCACGTTCGTTGCTTATCTGTACCTTTCCTACAAATATAAGAAGGTTAATAAGTTCTTTCTATCTTGGGTAACGGTATCAACTATGATTCTAATAGGATGGTTTGGGGTTGGATTGTATCTGTACTTCAAACATTTCTTATTAAGCTAAAGAGGTAAGTGATTGTCTCTCTTTTTTTTAATTCCCCCGATTTCGTGGGTTTTAAAAATACAATTTTTCGATGAAATTATATACAATATTCCTGCAAAAATATATATTCGTTTATATGAAGGCATAAAGTTTTGCACTTTTTCGCCAAAACTATTTGGTGATTAAATATTTTGTTGTATATTTGCAGCATTAATATTTAATCACCAAATAGTTATAGTATGGCAGATAGAATTAAAGATATTATCGTTGGAGTAGCTCTTGCAATACTTGCCTACCTCAAACCGATAGAAGGTGAGCTATCTTCGCTTATGATCGTCTTCGCCCTCAACTTTGTTTTCGGTTATCTTAGCGGCATGATTGCAAAAGGAGAGAACTTTGAGTTAAAGAAAGCAGTTGTGTGCATCGGTCACGCTACCGTGTTCTTCGTCCTTTGTGCGGCAGTATATGCCATCGGGCGATTCAAAGGACAGATGGAAGGTTCCGTTCAATGTGTTTCCTTTATCTCGTACCTAGTATTGTGGTTCTACGGATGCAATATTCTGAAGAACTTGAAACAGATATTCAAGAAGGACACCCCTCCTTGGTATGTAGTCAGTTTTATCTACTACCTCATGCGTTTCAAGTTTATCGAGAAAATTCCATATTTGTCGGACTATCTAAATTATACAGAAAAGGAGGAAAGAGTATGACGTTGTTAGCGATTTCTATTGTAGCCATCATCATGGCAAGTATTATTGCCTTTGGTTGCTTGATTCAAGGAAATGATTATAGCGAGGAGGAGGATTAAGGCATGGCTGATTCAAGTAAACTCGTTCCGTTTATCCTCAGTTGGGAAACGGACAAATACACAAATAACAAGAAAGATAAGGGCGGTCCAACTAAGTACGGCATCACCCTTGCTACCTGGAGAAGGGTTGGTTATGACAAGAATGGCGATGGCGTTCTGAACGAGGAAGATGTTAAACTCCTTACTGAGGAAGACTTTCATCGAGTCTTCAAGCAGAATTATTGGAATGCCTGCAAAGCAGACAAAATCCAGGATCAGAGTGTAGCCAATATGCTGGTTGACTTCGCTTACAATAGTGGAGTAAGCAGGGCTATAACATATCTTCAGATTACTCTAGGAATTACGGCGGATGGCATCATTGGTAATAAGACATTGTTTGCTGTCAATAAGGCTAATGGCAAGATACTTTTTGAGCGATTCAAAAAAGTAAGAAAATGCTATCTTAAAAGTATAGCTAAAGGAACACAAAAAGACTTCCTTAAAGGATGGCTCCGCAGACTAAGTTACATCACTTATGGACACTTAAAATTGAATGAATGATGAAATGGTATGATGTTAGGTTTTGGAAATGGGTATCCTATATTTCGGCTATAGGGATTGTTCTTTTATTGCTCTACGGATGTAGAACTCCTAGAACTATCACCAAGCAGACATATATAAAGGATTGTTCGAGCGATAAAAGATTCGACTCGCTTTTCACTGCCCGCATGGCATACACCTTCGATCAGTGGCTTCATTACCAAAAGCGCGAGAGTGAAAGAAGTACGAAAGATAGTAGCTATATCAAGGATAGCACAGCGACAAGGCTCGATGCGCAAGGTAACAAAATTGGCGAAGATAGATTTCACTATGAGAGCCATGTGCGAACAGAGAAGGATGTTCAGAAGCTACTGGACAGCCTTAGTCATTATAGGTCACTGAAGGATAGCGTTGCTATTTATCGTCACAGATTTGATTCGCTATCGAGTATCAAGCTTTCAAGCGACTGTGATACAAAGGTGATTGAAAAGCCACTTACGGCTGCTCAGAAGATTTATATTCAGATAGGGCAGATATTCTGCTTTTGTTTAGTTATCATTGTAATATACCTATTATATTGTATGAAAAGAAAAGGTTCTTAGTTAGTTAGTTTTTAGTTAGTAAGTTTTTTAGGTTAGGTGCTTGATTGTATTCGGATAACTTGGCGGCTACTCGTGAAGAGTGGTCGCCTTTTTATTTGCAAAGTAAATTCTTTCGTTCTAAGAGGATAAAAAATGAGTCTACCTACTATCACCATAAACCGCTGATTTAGAGCCACTAGCAAAAACTATGATAGCCTTATAGCTTATTTCAAAACAATTTTCTAACTTTGCATACGTAACGTTACAAAAAGTGTTAGTTAAATATTAAGGTTAAATTAAAAATTCGGGATATGGAAAGTAAAACTTACGTGTTCAATCCAGAGAGCGGCACAAGCGGTACAGGCTCTAATGGAATCTTGGCTATGCTTCCTGCACTCATGCAGAGACAGGGCGTTGACCCAGGTCTGATTGCACTCTTGAACAACCGTGGAAACGGAAATGGTTGGGGTGAAGACATCTTTGCAATCCTTCTGTTGTTCATTCTTATGGGCAATAATGGTATGGGACTCTTCGGAGGTAATCGCTGCATGGGTTCTAACGGACAGGGCGGTGTTGTGCCAATGCTTAACAATGATGCCAATACTGCCGTTATCATGCAGGCAGTTCAGCGCAATGGCTTTGATGTTCAGAGCTTGGCTACAGCCCTCAACACATCAAGTGACGCAGTTATGGCTGCAATCAATGGCTTAGGTCAGCAGATTTGCAACCTCGGCAATCAGATGGGCATGAATGCTAATCAGATTTTGACTGCTATCATGCAGGGCAATAATGCCATCGCTACCCAGTTGGCAGAATGCTGCTGCAAGACCAATAACGCCATAACTGCAATGGACGGCAACATCAAGTTGTCTATCTGTCAGCAGACTCACGCCATCAATGATACGGCAAATGCCAATGCTTTGATGCTTCGTGACAAGGCTGATGCTAACAATCAGTCTGTCTTGGCTAAGTTGGATCAGATGCAGACACAGGCTATGCAGGATAAGCTCGATGCTTTGAGAGAGAAAAACAGTGCCCTGCTTGCACAGATTTCAAACGAGCATCAGACACAGGCCTTGCAGTCTTATCAGGCTCAGGTTATCACACCAGTAAATGCAGCTTTGGCTGCGCTGCAGGCAGAGGTGGCTGGCATCAAGTGCAAGTTGCCTAATACCATCAGCGTTCAGTACCCTCAGTACGGAGTATTCAACAAGGACGTTTACACTGCTGCTGCCATGGGAGCTTATGCTGGTGATGTAGCGGCTTCTCGTTCAACAGTAGGATGCGGTTGTTAGGAAAGGAGGTAACTATGTTCCCTTTATATCCATTCAATCCATTTATTCCAATCGGTCAGAGAAACCAAATCAAACGTATTAATGTAAGCGGTATCTATGAGTTGAAGACGAATGCCCAGCAGGTCACAGATGCAAGTGTTGATTATGGTATCAATCCTTGCTACTACAATGCTTTGCCTTGCGAGTGCATTGTACTCTTGAAGATACATCAAGGAGTTGCCGCGGTTAGTGCGACACTTCCTGTCACAATCGTAACTCCAAATAGCGGTTCAACCACTGTTAACGGAACTGCCAACACTAGTGGAACTACTTCTGGCACAACAAAGGTGCCAGTTGTGGATCATGTAGGAAAGGCAGTGACGGGAGCGAGCGTTTCTGAAACTACGGAGGCTTTGGCATACATCAATAAGAAGAGCGGTATTATCCGACTGCTTGGGTTTCAGCAGCCTACAGGCGGCTAACAGAGTATTAACTATGGGACAGATTGAAAAGTCTGTCCCACTAAAAGAGAAAGAAAATGTTTCAAGGACTAAGACAGTCTTCTCTCTTCTACATCTTAGACAAGGGAGGAGAAAAGCCGACTCTAAAAATCGGTCAAGTAATATCGGTCAGCAATCCTCAGCAGAAATATCCTAGCTATATGCCAGGACAGACTCCGACATTGGAGACGACCGTTGATGTTAAGGTACAAGTAGAAGACCAGCAGGTCAATTTCGAAAAGCTTCCATCTACGGCACAGATAGTGAACTTCGGCAATGAAGGTGTTGTTGTCAGTGACAGCAGAGAAGCTATGTGCGCTGAGATAGATGCTATGTTGCGACATTCCAAGGGAGTCGTGGAAAGTGTAGATTACCACAATGGAGTCATAAGCTCCTGCGAGGAAATGCTCACTAGAATCAACCCACAGATTGCCAAGGAGAAGCAGCAAGAGCAGGACATCAATAACCTCAAATCAGAGGTCAGCGGCATGAAGGGAACGCTATCCAATATTGAATCCATGCTGTCTAAGGCTTTGAGCGGTAACAATTTAAAAAAGTAATTGCTATGGGATATATGGTAGAAATTACGGAAAACAAGTTCGATGAGCTTGTTGACAACTGCGAGGAAATGGTTCGAGCAGGTGGCAAGGTTATGAAGTGCTTGGATAGTTTGAAGCGCGAGCGTATGGGAAACCGTATGCCAATACCAGACTATCGTGACAAGTGGGACGATGATGATTGGCGCAACGAAGACCGCTATGGAGAGCGACGCTACTATGGTCGCCGTGGTGGTGGACGTTACTAACGTTTAATTCGGTGGTGGGGATTTCTCCCTGCCACCCTTAATAGAAAAAGCTATGGGAAAATGTAGAATGCCTTTGGATGCTTACGATATGAAGCCAGAAGGAATGATAGCATATCTGAGATATAATGGCTGGCACTTCAACAAGAAAGCTTGCGAGTGGGCAGTCGCTCAGATGAGAAAATACAACCCAGTCACCAAAAAGGATGAGGAGGTTGAATACATGGATAAGGATAAGGTTGAGTCCATCCTTACCAAGCAGGGAGTGACGCTTGAAAATAATGTAGGCTATGATCATGTCTATGTGGCAAACATGGTTAAAGCTGATTTCTATAAGTCTTCCATCGAGGACGAAGCTCACATGGCTTTGTTCGTGAAAGATATGGTTGATGATACCGACCAGAAGGATGGCTTTATCTTTAACAGATTCTATGCCGATTGCAACCATAATGGCATCGGCATTCCATGGGATGATATTTTATGATAAGTCAAGAGATATATCTAGAGAAGTATGATTGGAGGATTCTTGTGTTCTACGGTTTGAAAGAAGCAGATACCGATGAGGTATGCAACTCCCTTGTGCAGATAGGCTGCACAGAAAAGGCTGTCGAAAGCGCAAGGGAGCATTGCTTACGAGGAATGCCGAACACAGGTCTAACCTACTCCAATCTTGCAGGTAGAAAGAGCGTGGTTGCTGTCAGTAGGACCACATCGGAATATGAGTTTGTGAATACTGTCACACACGAAATGTTCCACGTTGTCACTCATATCTGCGAATCACTAGGTATTGACTTGAAAGACGAAGAGCCTTGCTACATGATGGGATGGCTCTGCCAGGCAGTTAGTAGGATATTCATTTAAAATTTAAAAATATGACGGACATTAAATTAATGGTGGATGCTGCAAG